GCCGAGCGCAGGGAAGTCTTTCCAGTCGGCGGCATTCGCCTTCTGTTGCTCGGCTCCAGCCGTCGTTGCCTTGGCGGCGGCTTCCTGCCGTTGAATTTCTTTTGCCTGTTGCGCGGGCGACTGCGAAACCCACTGGTCCGCCATCTGTTTAATCAGCGCGGGATTCTGCGCGATTTGCTGCTGCATCTGCGCGATCTGCTGCTTTTGCTGTGGAGGCAGGCTGGGATCGTTCAACTCATCGGCAAGCAGGGTATGCACGAGCTGGGGATCGTACTTCGCCTGTTGGATGGTATAGCCGAGATTGCCGAGAGTGTCGCGCGCCCCGGTCTGGATTTTCTGCATCTGCTCCTGATGAGTGGCCACCGCAGTTTGGTAGTCGGTGATCCCCTTCATGATTTGCGGAATCGCCGAGCCCGCGTGATTCTGCGCCAGGGACTGCTGTAAGGCATCGGTATCAAGAGCCATGTTGCCATTCGCGTCCGGCTTGAACGCTCCTTGATAGGCGCGGTTCATGGCATCGACTTGCGCGTTTTGCATCTGCGCCGCCCTCACCTGCTCCTGCTGCATCTGGAGTTGGCCCGGACCCATCGCCGCCGCTTGCTGGGTCTGCTGCTGGGATTGTGCCGTCTGTTGTTTGAGCGCGGCCACGCGGGCGTACTCCGCCGCCGAATTCTGCTGCGAGGCGACGGCGATGTCTTGCGGAATGTTCGGTGCCGGAATGGTTCCCATGTTTTTATCCGCCTAGAGCCTCAATGCCCATTTCTCCGAGCGACGATTCGCCCGTAGTGTCGATGTTCCCCAGGCCGCCGGTCATGCCGCCGATGGCCGTCTGCCAGGCTTGATTCGAACCAAGAATTCCGCCTGCCCGCGCCGCCGCCGCGTTGTTCAATTGCGCCGCTTGCTGTTGGGCGCCGGTCAGATCGACATAGGAAAGATTCTGCGCCCCCGATTGGCCGAGTGAGCCGAGTTCCGAAGTCGAAGAAAGTCCGGCGTTGGTTCCACCCATCAGCGACTGGTAATTCGCCATGTAGGAGTTGAGCGCGTTCTGGTAGGTCTGCTGGTAGGCGCTCTGGCCGAGATTCTGGCCGTACTGCTCAAGCGCTTTGCCCGTGTTGCCGGACATGAGCGTGCCGTTCGCAGCCGCATTCTCATTGATCGCGTTCGTGCCCGACTGCAACTGAAACTGGTAGCCGGGGGTTTGCTCGGCCTGCTGTAGGGTCGGGGCGGTGAAGCCTTGCGAAAGAAGTTGGTTGAGATTGCCCGCAGACGTTTGGCCGAGCTGCTGGTAGGGCTGTTCGGCGGCAACGTTCGCGGAAGTGGCGTTGGCCTGCGAAGTTTGCGCCGCCTGCTGATTCTGAAGTTCAAGCGCTTGCGCCTGTTGCGCGCCCTGCGATTCGACGTTCGCCGCATTCTGCGAGGCGTTCGAGCCCATGATGCCGCTGACGAGTGATCCGACGAAGCTCATAAATTTATTCCGGTTTCGAAATTCCTAGACACACCTGGTCGCGCAAAACACCGCCTCGAAGCCGGGATCTTCGGTTGACTCCATAGACCACGCATCCCGCGCGCAGGGCGAAGCGAATAGCCCGGCGATTCTCCTCAGGAATCTCGCCGACAATGCGCGCCGCCGGCGTCTCCCGCCACATCCACCCAAGCATTTCCCGGAAAGCCGACAAGGCTTCGGCGCCGTAGCTTCGCGGCAGAAAGGCGAAGTGCGCTTTCCAGCATGTCCAGGTGTCGGGGATGAAGATGCCGAAGCCGAATGGGCCTTCGCCGTCACGCGCGACGAGGTAGCGGACGAGTTCCGATTCGACGGGCTGCCACTGATCGGGATCGGGATAATAATCATCGGAAACATGCTTGAAGATCGCGGGATCGATGGCCAGTTTTTTGATCAGCGCGAAATCGCGGGTGCGCTCGATCTGAATCAGCCCGTTCTCCACCAGTTGGTTCCGTCCGATTTGATCTTCAGATACTGGTACTGAGCGGTGAGCGTCAACGCCCCGCCCTGGGCGCCGTTCAAGGTGTACGTGTTCCCGTCCGCCGAAGTCTTGACGTAGGTGATTTCTTTACACTGCCCCGATTGCCCGGTCGATCCGGTCAGGCCCGCCGGTGGCGCGTCCTCCGCATAACTTCCCGCAGAGGTATCGACTTCATAAAGCGGTTGCAGCCCCAGCATCACGAGCATCCACAGATAGTCCGTCTGCGAAAGGTTCGAGCCTTGGGTAGTCGGAGACTGCGGCAGAATTTGAGTGGTGGGCATTAAGACGGATCTCCGAGATCCCGAAGCGACGTGTCGCCGGTGGACGTCATAAACGGATCCACGCGACGTGTCGTTTCTGCCTGCGTCATGCGATCTGCGGCTCCGCCTCCAAGTACGCGTCCGCGAATCTCCAGGGGATCGGATCGGTCCAACTCACTTCCCACAACCGCTTCCGTCCGCGCCCGAGCATTCGTTTGATCACCCGCTTGTCGTATCGGCCCAATGAGCCGACGCTCAACATGTAAGTCTTCGACCAGGTCTTTCCCGCGTCATCCGACCAGCGCAGCATGAGTTGCGGTGGACGCGCGTTGCCGTCGCCATCGACCAGCGGAGGCACGCCGTAGACCGATTTCCACATGGCGATATCCGCGGCGGAAACTCCGAGCCCCACTTCGGCGTCAATTTCGAGTTGGTTGAAGTAAATCCACTCGTTATCTTTGGCGAGCGTGGGCGAACGCCGGTAGCCCCGGATCATGTTGCCGAAGTCGGTACAGTATTGAGAAGAAAGCTGGTAGACCGTGCCCGACGCCCAGTCGCCGACCAGGTGAATGCCGAAATTGAAGGTGTGGGACATCGCCCGGTCCGCGATGTACGTCCCGTTTGCCGCTAGCCAGAAGCCGCGCTTGTGCCAGTAGCCCGTTGTCAGGTCGTAGACCCAGGTCGCGTTCGCGGTTGGAAAATAGACTTCGACGAAGGTGTGCCCGTACTCCTGGTAGCTGAAACTCACCGCGTCCGACGTGGTCGCGTAGGTCTGCCACGCCAGTTCGACCGCGTGCGTCGAAACTCTTTGTCCCGAGAAACCGTTGGCCAGGACCGCGATCAGCGAGCCGCGTTCGTCTTGCGAGAGCATGAAGACGCTGTTTCCGGCGGTCTGGCAAATCCCAAACGTCGCTGCCGAGCCGGTTTCATAGAACGCGCCTTGAATGGGAATGAAAACCGGGAAGCCCGCGCCCGCGTTGTAGTACCAGACGGTTTTCTTCGCCGAAGAAAATTGGATCGTGCGCGCGTTGCAGATCATGCTCACGATGTTGTCGGGGAAATACGATAGCGTCGCGATGTTCAGCCCGTTCCAAACCGTCGCGTCTTCCAGATTCGATTGCTGGAAGGTGTGTGAGTTCTCGAGAGTCGCGATCACATAGCCGTCGAGAAAGCCGATCTGCGCAATCGGCCCGTTGAACTGCGTCATGTCCACGGCGTACAGCCAGTTGTCGGCGACGGCGGTGATGTTCACTTCGAAGTTGCCATCCCCCGCCCCAGTCAAAACGCTGGTCGCGTTGTCGGTCGATACCGAATTTCCCGAGCCCGGAGTGAAAGAGAACGTCGCGACCGAGCCGCCGCCGCCCACGGTTAAAACCGTGTAGGTCGAACCCGTCCCATTGATCGTGCCCGTGTCGCCCTCGGCGTAGCCCGTGCCCGCGTGCCCACCTTGAACCGCCGCCGCCGTGATCGCGCCTTCGAAAGTCAGAACGTAGAAATTGCCATTGTTCAGGACGACGAGCTGCGTCTGGTTTGCGGTCAGCATGGTCGGAGTGACAGGCGTCGCACCGATCGACCCGCGATCGATCACCGCGCCCGATGCCGTCAGTTCGTAAAGATTTTTTGCGGCAACAAAGGTGCGCCCGTTGACTGTGAACTCCCCCGGAATCGCCGCCTCGCCCGCGATGTTGGCGAAGACTTTTTTCCCCGGCGTGTGGAGAAGGGCAATCGGAGTCTTGGCGTTCGGGGAGCCCGACTGCTCGCAATAGCAGTTCATGGCGTCCTCGTCGTCGATGTTCGGGCTTTGCGCGGTGTAGGTTGGACCGCAGAAGCCGAAGCCTTTCATTGGTAGAATGTCTCCATGCGGGTCATCAGTCAGTGGAAGTTCGACAGAGCTTGGGGCATTGCGCTCATCTCAGTTTTTCGGACAGAACACTTTTGCGGCTTCACGATTCTTGGCATCTGTTTCGAGTGGCCGCGAACCGAGCTAGCAAAGGAAATCCATGCAAAGGCGTCAATTTCTTAAATTCTTTTCCGCTGGCATCGCCGGACTAGCCTTAGACCAGGCGATTCCCTTCGGACGGGTGTGGTCGTTCCCGAAAGAGATCGTCATCTTCAAAGGTTTGGACTTGGCGCATAAATTCGATTTCTCAGCGAATCAACTCCGCGCCTTCGAAATGCTGAATCGGACTATCGACAAATGGCAGCGAGCCCCGCGATTCTGGTACCGCGACCATTTGGGAAGAATTTGGCTGTGGCCGGAGGACGTCACCAAACCGATACAAGTGAGTTCCGTGCCAGACCCCGAATCGTTCACCGCCGCGAAGTTTATCGACACAGCGCTTTACTGCGGCCTTCCCCCCGGATAGTTTCCATAGGCCCAGTTGAAGTCCTGTTTCTGCCCGCTCGGCTTCGCTTGCGGCATCCCCAGATCTTGCGTGCTTATCCTGGGCGACTTCGCATTGTTGCCAAACACCGCCGCGCGCGCGATCAGGGCCGCCGAAGGGAGACTCGGATTCGCTTCCCGGTTCGAGCCGGAGAGGCAATTTTCCGCGAGCGTCAGTTTGAGCGCGTTGCGATAGCCCGGCGGCAACGTGCCCGGCCCGCCCGGTCCGCCAATCGGGTCTTGAATCGTGACGAACTGCGAAACCGTCTGCCAGAACTGCAGCCGCAATTGCCGGAAGATGTTGCACACCGGCCAGAGGTAGAGCGAGCCGTCCGGGTTGGTCGGATCGTAGAAAACATCGGTTGGAACGTTGGTCTGAATCTGCTTAACCTGTTGCGCCGCCCACCATTGCCGATCTCGGATGTTGATGGGCAGATCGACCAGGCCCGTGGTCACGTCGTTTTGCAGGAGCAGCGCGGCCGATTCAAGTCGCACCGGACGCGGCTGGCCATTCGTCGAAAAAGTCGCGAGGCCACTCGGCCCGATGGTCTGCGGATTCAGGTTCGGCGTCAGGGTGAAGATCGAGAACGCGTACGACCAAACGTAAGCCTGCTTGGCCTGCCAGGTATCGACCAGGTCGTTGAATTTCCGGAACGCCCACTGCGCTTCGTCCGGTCCGGGATCTTCGCCGGGCGCAACCGCCCCGATTTCGATCAGGGCATCCTTGACGATGTCGTAGACCCGGTAGGAGAGCGGCGCGGGCGGATTGACTGGAGGTGCGATGGGCATGGGTTAGAATTTCTTTTCGGGGTAGTAGCGCTTGGTCACCGACCGCAAAGGGGAGCGATCCCCAGACTGCTGAGAATCGAAAATGCGGAAGCACTTCAGCGCGAGGCGGCCAGCAGCCGCCAGCCCCGCCACTTTCTCTTAATTAGCTCGCGTCCGCTTCGTCGAGCGCCGCCAGCTCCTCAGCCGACATCTCTTCCTCACGCTTCGGCTCCGTGCTTGCTTTCGCGGCAAGTCCGGCGCGGTTCACCTTCGAGTAGTCGTAATCGGGTGAAGGCTTCAGATCGAATCCCCGCTTGATGGCCGCTTTCTGCTCTTTTTCGTTCGCGACCCGTAAAACGCGTCCGGTCTCGTGGTGATAGAGCATCTTGGGGAATTCGTTTTTCGGATCGTGCGGGTTGTAGTTTTTGCGCGGCGGATTGTTGATGTCGGTGATTTCAACCGTCGGCTTATCGACGGCGAAACTGTTGCGCGTGGGAGTGACTGGAGACATGGATTCCTCTGCTTCTGCTGCGAGATTTTGGGACTCTAAAAGCTGCCTGCGGGTTTCGGTGTCGCGCGGAATGCCTTCCAGATCGAACGCCAGCGGCCAGCGGTCGCGCGGCGCCCTGCGAGTCGATTCATTGACGGGCATTCAGACAGAAAAACGGAAAAGAAGCGGGAGCCGAGTCAGGTTCGGCCCAGCCCCCGCATCCACTCAGTAAAACGCGGCGTATGGCCCTTGCGCCGTGGTGTAGGCGGCGGAGGGGGTAATCGTCGCAGGGATCGTGCCGAAGGTCTGGCCGGTGTAGATCTGGGTGTAAAGTCCGGCATTGCCATCGGCGGTGACGATCAGGTTGAGCGTGTCCGAGCTGTTCGAAGCCTGCGAGCAGGCCCAGTAACTCGCCGGACCCACCGCAAAATACTTCGCGGTGAAGGGATACGCGGCGTACAGGCTTTCGTTCCCGGACGCGGTCGCGATGCTCGCGCTGTGCGCCAACAGATTCCCGGCCCAGTCGTAGAGAATCGCGTTGCGGTTGCCATTGCCCGCGACGGTTCCCTGCAGAAGCTCAAGTCCGGTCAGGAGCTTGTTGGTCGGGAGATCGGCTTCGACGCAGTACATGCTGGTGTTGGTGGTCGCGGTCGAGGTGCCGACGCCGGTCAAAACCGATCCGCCCGGAGCCGGAGCGAAAACCACTTTCGGCGAAAGCGGAGAGTTGATGCCGTTGACCCACACCCCACCCAAGCAATCCGAAATCACGGAATTGCCGATGTCGATGTAGGGCAGCACACTCGACTGACTGCGGGTGCAACTGCCGGACGGATATCCAATCGGATTCTGGAAATAGAAATACGAGGGAGGCCCGTACCAGACAATGGCGCCGTTGACGTGCGTCGAAACCCGAGAGGTGGGCTGGCCGCGCGTCACGGTGACAGTTGCCGGGGTGGTAGTGACCGCGTTCACAAAGTCCGCTTCGCCGTCGATATAGAGCATCGTGTTTCCGGCGGTGATGCCGGAAGTGGAAGCGAGCTTGAACGTGTTGAGCTGCGAGTTGGTCGAAGTGACGGCCGCCGCGAGCGTGGTCGAGGGAACGATGGTTTGACCGAAAGCGGATGCACAGAGCATCAGCCCCACGGCCAGCAACGAAACTGCGATGGAATTGAAGAGGTTTTTCATGGGTTTGTCTCCCTGAAATACTAAGTCAAAAAGGGACTTACTAAGTCGGGGAATTCTCCTTTCCCTAGGCTCCCAGCAACCCGACGCAAGCGTTGTCCTGGTAGAGATTGCCGAAACCGCCGACGGTATCGAAACGGTTGATCTGCAACGAATGGTAAGCATCCCAAGCCTTGACGAAGCGCACCGGGATTCCGGTCGCCTTGTCTTCGGCCTGCGAACGGGCTTCGACCGCTTTCGGCAGATAGAAGCGCATCCCGACGATGGCAAAGGCCATGGGGGTGATGGCGATTCCAACCGTGCCGGTCGCGCCGTTCGGGTTTGGAGTGCCCGGCCAGAGCGTGAGCGCGGCGCCATTAA